ACGAAGTACTATGTGAAGGTCGTGCGCGGCGTCTGCAATTACACGCAAAGCAAGTTCCCATTCAGTCCCAAGACCACGGGCGTCGCTAGCATCGACCCTGACGAGGAAGGCTGCCCGGTCTATCAGAATGAATGCCTAATCACGGATTACGCAGTCTACCCTTCCGGGTCTTACCGCGAAGGAACGGATTCGACTTCAGATTTCATGGGTGGTGACGCGGCTATCCAAATCAAGAATGCCGCTGATGGTGGTTCTAATACTTGGTATGTGACGGTCTCCAAGATGGACTGGTGGAACAAGCTCAACTGGAACGACGCCGACAAGATTCAAGACAGCGAGCGGCCTTGGGTTTCCGTGTTCGCCAAGGACTCGGAAGCCTGGACGAAGACCCTGACGACGACCCAGAACAGCCTGTCCCAGCGCAAACTCGTCCTTCCCGGCCCTGTCCTTGTCGATGGGGTTGCCACCCCTGTCTCGGGCGACACCTCGTGGGGCTTCTGCATCGCCAAGACCATCGGCTACAATGTGAAGAAGGTGGCCGCGCTGGACTGGAACGCCACGGACGGCAGGTGGGATGTCACCCAGTACATCCTGCACCAAGTGGAATTGCCCATCAATTATCAGGAACTGACCCGCTGGTGGGACCACATCTACGATTTCCCGACCTACAACGAATACGACTATTATGTTGATGCCCAATTCGCCGGAGCCATCGACAACCTAGACCTTCGCACGGGCTTCGCCTCCATCTCGGGTTATACCATCAATACGGACGACTGGTGGTACGATTTGGCGGGTACAAGCATCGAAAGACCCTAGTCTCTGGCCCGGATTGACATAGGGCTAAACCCAAACGGCGAACCCTATGTCATGTCCCGATATTACCGACTTTAAGAAAGGGCAGACCTTCGTGGGGGTCGCCGTCTACACCCCCGAGACGGGGTGGCCTGCCGACCTTTCCGGGGTGACCATCCAGACCGCGCTGCGGGATCAGCGTACCCACCTCCATTACTTCAATGTGACGGTCGATTCCCCCACCCAGTTCACCGCCCGCTCTGACGAGACCGAAAAGTGGGCACCGGGCACGGCTTACATGGATATCAAGTTCAGCCAGGGCGATGTGGTCTTCTACTCCTCGACCCACCTGCTGAACATCATCCCGAATGTAACCCCCAACAAATCTTAACATGGGACTCACCTTCAGCATCAACGGCGCGGCGGCATTCAACATGACGGTGGGCGTCCCCGGCCCTGCCGGCTCGCCCGGGGCACAAGGCCCGCAGGGGCCGGCTGGCCCAGCGGGAGCAACCTTCACGGGCGGTGCCATCACTTCGCCGATTACTTATACCTCCGGCAACATCGTCACCGTTTTTGAGAACGGGGATATCTACGCCCAGGACAATTCGACGAATGCCTACGGTGCGGTTTTCATCAACGGATTCCAAGCCTACAACGGTACGCAGACCTTGACGGCTACGGCGGAAGGCATCACTTTCGGTGACAGCACAACCCAGACGACCGCCTTTCCTGGTTCGTCTTATTTCTACCCCCGCACGGGCAACCCAGACGGTTTCGCCACGCAGGCTTGGGTGACGGGCCAGAACTATCTGACGGTCGGCTCTCTCGCATCCTATGCGACGATGAGCTATGTCAACAATGCGCTCGTGCCCTACGCGACGCAATCCTACGTCACCGATCACGCCTATCCGCTGACAGGCAATCCTTCAGGCTTCATCACGTCTTCGGCGCTGACCGGGTACGCGACGCAGGGCTGGGTCGGAACCCAGCTCGCCAATTACGCGACCCTGTCCTACGTCAATACGAGCTTCTACGGCATCGACAACCCTTCGGGCTTCATCACGTCGGCCGACCTGACGAATTATGCGACGAAGACCTACGTCAATTCCCAGGGCTTCATTACGTCTTCGGCGCTTACGCCGTACCTGACCTCGGCCACGGCTTCGGCGACCTATCAGACCCTGTCTGGAATGTCGTCTTATCTGGCAAAGGCTGATAATCTTTCCGGCCTTTCCAACACCGGAGTCGCCCGAAACAACCTCGGTCTCGGTTCCATCGCCACCCATTCGACAACCGAATACGCCGTCACCAGCCGTGGCCTTCCGTCGGGCGGTACCTCAGGGCAGGTTCTTTCCAAGTCTAACGGGTCTGATTATAATGTCACCTGGTCCACGCCTATCACCGGCGACCGTTATCTGACGACCTCGACGACCTCCCTGACCGTCAGCAACGGAAACAAGACCCTGACCGTCGGCACGGGCCTTTCGTACACGACCCAGCAGGATGTGACTATCGCTTACGACGCCGCCCATCATATGCATGGCGTTGTCACTTCGTACAACTCCTCGACCGGTGCGATGGTGGTCGATGTCCAGAATAACACCGGTAGCGGAACCTATACTTCGTGGACTGTAAATGTCGGCGGAACCGTTCCCCTCACCTCGGTCACTTGGGGTTCAATCACGGGGACGCTCGGATCGCAGTCCGATTTGTCCTCCGCGCTGAACGCCAAACTGGCTATCACGACCGCCGCAGCCGTCTATCAGACGCAGGCGGATATGTCGAACTATCTGACCAATGCGGCGGCGGCTTCGAGCTATTATCCCCTTGGAGGTAACCCTTCGGGCTTTATCACGGCATCGGCCCTGTCGCCCTATCTGACTAGCTCGACAGCCGCCTCGACCTACTATCCCCTCACCAACCCCGCCGGTTATCTGGCCGCCGGCAACGGTGGCACGGTTCCGACGGGCGGCACGACGGGGCAGGTGCTTGCGAAGGCCAGCAACAGCGACTACTCCCTGGTCTGGACGACGGCAAGCGGCGGCTCATTCGACGGTGGCGCGGTCACCAATCCGATCACCATTACCGACGGCACTTATGAAGCGGATTTTTCCGCCACCAGCGTCAAAGTCTTCGATGTCTCCAATCCCAATAATCTCGGCGAAGTCGGATTCAACCAAATCAGGGTAAGCCAATCGGGGACGGCGGAAGCCCAGGTCAACAACTGGGGTTTCTCGGCCGCCGACCTGACCTCCAGCGGCTCCATCGGAAGCACCCTAGATTACGCCGGACTTAACATCTTCAACGGCACAGACGCCGGCCTCGTCAGCCCGAACAGCGTCACGACGAACCACTCCGAAACCGATTCCTACGGAACGCAGAATTACTCGACGCAACTCACGGCCCAGCAGACGACTCTTTACTTGTCTGGCTATGACGCCAACGGAAGCACGACCGGGTCCGGGGTCTTGAATTATGGCGGGATGAGTTTCTCTTTCAGCAGCACGACGCAGTCTGGAACCGGCGGCGTGAGCTACAACGGCGCAAGCGGAAGCATCACTAATTACGGCACAAGCCAATCGTGGAGCGTCGGCCCTTCTGGTTTGTCTTGGAGCAACGGAACGGTCTACGGCACTTTTGATTCCAGCGGCGTCCGTTTCCCCGACGGATCGGTGCAGACCACGGCCTACACCGGCAGCAGCGGCTGGTCGTACAACTTCGCGCAGATCGTTCAGGACCTTACAAACAATTATTATTCAACGAGCGTCTCCGGCTCGCCGTCCAACGGTCAGGTCCTGACCTTCAACGCCGGCGGGAACAATCTCTATTGGAGCAGCCCCGGAGGCGCACCTTACTCCAATGCAATCTGGTACGGTGGGAATTGGTACGCCGCCAATGTCTCGACCGTCTACGATTCCATGTCCTCTTACATCAATGTCCTCTCCTTCTAAAATGGTCATCCCGGTGGAAGCCGGAAAGGTCGGTGTTTATTACGACCCGGTCACCAAGGTCATCTCGCATTATGCGACCTACCCTTACAAGGGCAATATCATCACCGCCATCCCCGTGATCGTGGCCGATAATCAGGAAGCCCTGAAAGAAGCCATCGCCAAGGCCGGACTCATCGAACGCAAATGATCGTCGCCATCATCTCCCTGCTCGTCGGATTCGCCGCAGGCTTCTACGCCGGCGTCAAGAACGCCTCCTCGTCGAAGGTCGCCAAGGGTCTCGACATCCTCAAAGCCCTGAAGGGCAAGTAAGCCGTGCGCGTCGCCCTCCTAGCCTGTCTCGGACTAGTGGGGTGTGCCACGCTCTCCGACCCGCCGCTGCCCAAGCAGCCGGACGCCCCGACCTCCGCCGGCGTAGTCCAAGCCGCCGTAGCCGCCCAGGACAAGGTTGACGGGAAGGTTGCCGCCGCCGTCACCGTCGCCAAGGAGAACGCCGATAAGCCCCATGTGGTCGATAGCGAGCTGGGCGTCGCCCTGTCCCTCCTCGACAAGCCGTCCGACGCCGAACTGGCCCTAGCCCGCCAGCGATCAGAGAAAGCCTCCCCAGCCGACTACGAGGCCGCCCGCAAGTTCGGGGCGAAACTGCTGGCCTCCCTCGACGCCGCCCAAGCCAAGATAGAAGCAGACCAGAAGGAGGCCGTGCGGATATCTCGGCTCAAGGACGACCGCATCGCCAGACTGGAATCCGACATCGTCCGCATCAAAGCCGAAGGTCCGCGCAACATGGTCCTCGCATCCGCAGGGGTGTGCTTCGTCGCCTCGCTGGTCATGGCCCTCATCGGGCAGTATATCCGCTCCGGGGTCGCCTTCGGCATCGGTTCGCTCCTTTCCGCCCTTCCGTTGCTTTTCGATTCCAAGTGGTTTCTCCCCTCCCTAGGGGGCATCCTCCTGCTGGCCGTCGCCGTCGAACTATTCTTCCTCATCAAACCTTGGCTATCCCATGAGCAAAAGCCGAAAGAGTAAGGTCGTCTGGCGTCACCTCGGGCGCGAGAAGGCTTGGGGTCAGGCGACCATCGGGGAGGGGTTGATTGAAATCGACCCCCGCCTCGGGGCCAAGCGTCAGCTCGAAGTCCTCTGCCACGAGCAGGTCCATCTCACCTTCCCCGAGATGTCGGAAAGGGAAGTTGACCGTGCCGGAAAAGACCTCGCCGCCGTCCTTTGGGATCAGAACTACCGTCGAGTCCTGCTCGAACCCAACGCCAAGCCCCCGCGCATCTCGTGAGTGCCTTGCCTTCCCCCCCCTCCCCCGATGATGTCCCCGTGTCCCTGCGGGATGTGAGCATCGGCATCGCCATCGGTTCCGTCTCCTGGCTGGTCCGCTACTTCTGCTCGACCGAGAAGCACAGCCTAGGCTACATCGCCCGCCGTACCGTGACCGCCGGCCTGACCTCCCTTCTGGTGGGTATGGCCACCAAGGGGTACTTCAATTCGGAAGCCGTCGGATTCGGGGCGGCAGGCTGCGCGGGCTACGCCTCCCCAGAACTGGTCGATTATGCCCTTCTGTGGCTTCGGAAGCACGCTGGCAAGGGTAGGACACCCCCTAGGGAGTAAACGGGCCTCCTAGGGCATCCTAGACCCCTTTACGCCTCGTACTTCGTGCCTTGGTAGTACAGGGCCGCCCCCACCTTGCGGGGTTCGATGATGCCGTTGGTGACCATCGCCTTGATGAGGGACTCCGCCTGGTCTCTCTGGAGCTTGTGGTCGGCCACCAGTTCCTCCAGCAAGGCACCCCGGCTAATCCTCGGCTTAGACTCGAAATGGCGGTACTGCTGCCCGACCTTGAGCAACTCAAAGCCGCCGGCCAAGGGGGCCACTTCCCAGAAGACCCGATCGTCGGCGTGTTTCAGTTTAAGGGTCAGGGTAGGCTTGCCGTCGGGCGTCCGCATCCCAGCCTCCTTGCCGCGCTTGGACAAATTGAATGAGAAGACGGGCAAGTCCTTCGACTCCCTGCGGATGTTCAGGACGGCGCGGACGTAGTTCACAAGTTCCGCACCCCCGGTCCCGCTATACATCATGTCCGAGAAGGTCTGGCCATCCGTGACCTCCTTAGCCTTCGGCTTGCCTTCGTGGTGGATGATGATGGCGATGCACCCCGTTTCCTTTAGCATCGGCTCCAGCAGCCCTCGGCAAAAGTTCGTGACATCCACGTTGTCATTGATGTTGCCGCCGATGTACGCCATCAGCGGGTCCAGCACGATGACGTCCAACTTGTGCCGGACGACGATCTTGCGGGCCAGCTCGATGATGTCCTCGCCGCGCTTCGACGATTCGTTGAAGAAGTGCAGGTTCTGCCTGACCATCGCCTTCTCGTCGTTGTTGAGCCTCATGCCCGACATCACGCCTTGAAAGGACTGGGCCATGTCGCCGACGTCGCCTTCGGCCTGAAGGACGCCCATCTTCAGCGGATGTTTAGCCGGGATGCCGAACAATTCCCGACCGCAGGCCCACGACATCGCCATCTGCATGGCGAAGGACGACTTGCCGATGCCCGACTGTGCCGTGATGAGCAGCGAGCCGCCCTTCTGCAACCAGCGTCCATGGCCGATGACCGTGTTCGGATCGTTCAGGACGTCGTAGTTCTCAAGGATGTCGGTCGTGACTTCCTCGGGGAAGTCCTGAGCCTCGCGCCACGCAAGGAACTCGCCCCAGTCCCCCGCCCCGATTTTGAAGGCGACGATCTTCTGCTCCGCTTCCCCGCGCATCACCCCGCCGAGACGAGACCAGCGGGACGGGTTCTTGTTCTGCGGGTCAGGCTCGTGGTCGGCCAAGAAGTCATAGACGACGTTGCGACGCTCCTCCCATTGTTCCTTGGACTCGGCATCGACCCGGACCCAGGCGTGTACGGACTTGCCGCCCGAATCGACGAGGAGGGAGATGGGCAGGTTCGACTGCTGGAAGATGGCCACCTGCTCGTCCTTCGGCTTCTTGTCGAACTCGACCAAGACGTGTCGGTAATCCGAGACCGAGCCGTCCGTCCCCGTGAAGTCGTCCTTCGTGAACGGATTGATGCGAATCCAAGCCCCCGACTCCGTGCCGGCGAACTTCGCAGCCCCGACGGCTCCGGGGCCGAAGAACTTGGTGATCCACTCGGCACGGGTCAGGAAGATGCCCTTGGAGGCGGGGAACCATTTGCCCTCCTCGGTCTGGCCGGCCTCGTTCGTGATGCAGATGACATCATCGTCACGGAAGCAGTTCAGCAGTACGTCGGCGGTCGTGAAGGGGGTCTGGGCGTCGGCAAGCTCGGCGACACGGCTGGGGTCGAAAACGAAGCGACCATTTGCGCCGACCCTGCGTTCCGTACCCTTGGCAAGCCAGCCCTTCTGGCGTTCATGGGGCTTCACATAGGCGTCGTTGAGTTTGTGCCGCAGGTCTTTCTCCGACCAAGGCGGCGAGCAGCGGAGGTTGTACTCCTGAAGCAGGCTCCATGCGTCCGACCACGGCAGGTCGAAACCGTTGGCGAGGATGCTGGCGGCGCGGTAAGTGGCGGGATGCCCGCCCTGGCCGGCTACGGCGGGGGGCAGTTTGGCGAGATAGGCTCTCGCCCCGGCGATACGATCTTGGGTGGTCATAGGTGGCGGATTCGTTATTCCGCCCGGTCCTGCATCCGTCAACCGTAAAAATATTTCATCTGGATGCGGCGTCCGTCGAAGAATCGCAGGCGAAGTTTCCTGACCTTGCCGGCCTTCTCCAACTGCATCACCCATTCCCGGGCAGTCGTCCGGTGGACTTTCCATTCCTTGGCCAAGGTGTCCACATCCTTGAAACCCTTCGGGACAGGCTCCGCCTTGCGGGCCTTGATGCCCCAGAGTTTCTTCAACACATCGTTGGCCTTCATACGGGTAGAATCCATTCATCGATGCCGTGGGGCTGCTCATGCACCCAAGGGACGAGTTTGTCGTCGGTGTAGTACCCGAAGGCCATGCCCTGCGACCAGGCGAAGGTGGCTCTGCGCGTATTGGCATAATCCATGGCCCCCCGGCGGGTCAGGGTGCCGACGCTGATGCCCGTCGGACTGTCGTCCCGGCGTCCCGTCATGCGACCGACCTTATGGGTGTGGGCGAAGATCACATTGCCGTACATCTCCGCCATGTCCCTCGGGGCGTTCTCCCCGTAGACCGTGCCATGGGTGAACTTGTAATTGGCCAACTGGTAAGCCTGCCAGATGCCGTCGTATTCGACGAAGGTGGCCTTCCGCTTGCGGCAATGCTCCTTGATGTCATTGATGAGGCGGATGGCATAGCCGGAATAGACCTCGTCGGAGGATTCGGCCTCGCGCCAGAGCCTGACTTCATGGTTTCCGGCCAGCACGACATTCGGGCGGAGCTGGTCGAGGAACTTCAGCCCCCCGCCGATATCGGGTTCGACCTCACCCCCCTTGCCCCGGGCGGAAGACATGAACGGGGTCATGTCCACGAAGTCGCCGAGGTGGATCGTCGTGTGCGGGGCGAAGCGTTCCTTGAACCTCAACACCCCCTCCACGGCCTTGGGGTCGGCGTACATCCCGTGGGAGCAGCCTACCGCCATGAATCGTTTCCAGCCTTTGTTGATGTTCATTTTCGGATGAGATGTGGATGGACGGGCTGACGACCATACCCGGTCCAGACGAAGGCCAGCTTCATGCGTCGGGCGGCCTCCTGCACGGCACGGATGCTATGGTTGTACTCGAAAGCGGTCTCTTTGCAAGTCAGGCCGCGCTTCATGCCTTCGACGACGGCCAGTCGGGCCGGCTTGAGGGGACGGGTGGTCATCGGTTGAGCAGGTTGACCGCCTGGTGATCGCCGTTGTGCAGTTCCCAGAATTCCACATTGGAACGCTTGAGGGTGGGCAGGACATTCCGCTTCCACTTGGCCATCTCGGCGTCGAACTCGTCCCGGGAGTAGGCCACGAATTCGGGATGCTCGACCTTGCCGCCGTCGAGGATGACCAGCAGGGCGTGGCAACGGCGCGGCATCTTGTGGGTGTATTGGGTGAGGTTGATGGGTGGTTTTCTCATTTTTTATGTTTTGAGTAGGTGAGATAGATGCCGAGGGATTTGGCGGTGCAGTAAAGGCTGGAACGCTTCGCCCCGGTCATCGCCTGGGCGTCGGCGTAGGTCAGACCCTTCTCGTGGCACTCGATGATGGCCCGCTTGAGGGAGCCGTGGGGCTTGTTCGTCCTCATGCCGGGGAGCTTGAGTTTGAGACGGTACAGGCAGTACCAGATATTCGTTTTTGGAATATTGAACCGGGCCACGGTCTCATCCATCGTCAGACCTTCGGCGACGGCTTGCAGCACGATGGCCTTCACCGATCCGAAGGGACGCTGTCCGGGTATGGTCTTGCGGCTCATAGGCGGCTTCCCTTGTTCTTGTACTCCCCCCAGCCGGCCTTGCGGAAATTGACCTTGTACCGCTGGGACAGGGAATAGACGGTGGCGATGCTGGTTCCGAGGTGGCGCGCCGCCTGGAGCGGGGTGAACTTGGATGCGTCCATCTCGATCATCCTGACCTTGAGGTCACCCATGTTATGCTTGCGGTTCACGACTGGGGCTTGCCCTCCTTGGCGGCTTCGTCTGCGGCTCTGTTTCGTTCTTCAATTTTCCATTGTTCCTGTATCGATGGAAATCCCTTTTTTGCTCGAAGCCATTCATCACTTGCATCGAAATGTCTGTTTCCTGAGAGAAAGCTGATATGGCAAGCAAGGTAATCGCCGGCCTTGGTCAGCCGCTCGACATCTTCACGGAGAGAGGTGATTACATTCTGTCCGTATTTGTGATGCTCCTCATATTGGCTGTTTTCGAGGGTCAGCCGCTCGACCTCGTCTTTAAGTTGAACCACATTAAGCGACAAAGAGTAAATGCCCTTATGAAGATGAGCGTTCTCTATTCCAAGCCTTTCGACCTCGGCCTTGAGGCGGGCGTTCTCGGCTTCCAGCTCTTTTGCCATATCGCGCTCGATGGTGTAACAACGCCATAAATCAATGACGGCTTCGCTAATTTTGAAAGCATCAGGCTCACTCATAGTCCACGATCCTCTCCGGGGTTCTTCCATGCCAGGTAGTCGGCCCGCAGCGCATCGAGCTTGGCGTGCGTCTCGGACGCCCCTCCCTTGCAGTTGTGGGAGTAAAGGATCCAGTCAAAGCGGCTCATGAAGTCATAGAGCGTCTGGGCTTCGTCGGAGTGCTCTTCGATTTCCTCTTTAAGCCTGGCAATCTCCTCGTCCTGCCCGCCGATGTGGTTCAGGTCATGGACGCGCTCAAAGCGAAGATGCCGGGCCGCGGCGGCTTGTTCCAGCAAATCCCGCTTAAGTGCCTCAATCTGTAGGTTTTGCTCGTGAATGGTGTCCCGCAGCGCACGGGTGCAACCCGGCTTGGAGCATCCCCTGGAGCAAGTATGAATGCCGTCGTGCGGAGATTGCGGAGGGTTAATCTCCGCATTTTTGCGTAGTTTGCGTTTGGTCATAATTGCTTAATGTGGTTGAGTATCTGGGGTATAAGTTAAACCGCCGTAGGTGGCGTGTTAGGGTCGGAGTCGGGCTTTAATGCGTCACGCTTGGCGTACATTTTTGCCACCTCAAACTTACAATGGTATTCCCAAGCATCGTTGGAGTCCCATCCTTCACGATGAACCTCAATTTCAAATCTGAGGCGGGCGTTCTCGGCTTCCAGTTGCTTAATCTTGTCGTGAAGGTCAGCAAACTTGGATATTGGAATTACCACAATCATATTTCCAGCATCATATGGGTAAAGGGTCATGGCTGGCCCTTGTCCTCCTTGGCGGCGTTCAATTCGTTAACATTCATATGTTCATCTTTCAGTTTCACCATGAACGCAGTAAAATCATCCTTTGGTTTTTGGGCGATACGCTCAAGACATAAACTAGCAACTTGCTCACGGAGCGTCTTTATGTCCTGCGATGCAATCAGATACCTAGAAGTCGCAAGGGCGTTTTCCTTGGTCAGCCGCTCGACCTGTGCTTGCAATTCCTCGTTCGGGATGATGGTGCGGGTGGTGAAGGCCGTCAGCCGCTCGACCTCGGCCTTGAGGCGGGCGTTCTCGGCATTCATTTCGTCGTAAGTGGCGTAAGGCAATCCAACAAACATCTTGGCATCAATGTTAGCCTTGAGGCGGGCGTTCTCGGCTTCCAGCAGGTTCGCCCGGACAAGGTGCGGACAGGTGTCGTCGTCGTGCGGCATGGCCTTGAGACGCTCATTCTCGTCCATGATGGCCATCGCCTCCCGCCGCATCTGCCCGATCGTGTCAGCCTGGTTCGCGCAACGCAGCTCGGCACTCTTGCAGGCTTTCTGCCAGAATTCCGTCTCCGAGGCGGCCTTGACCATCTCCGCCCACAACTCGGGGTCCACAGGGATGAATTTGCTCATCGCTTGATGATCCTTTCGTGGTACTTGAAACCCTCGCCCGGGATGTAGGCGCGGACGAGAATCTGCGTCGAGTCGGCGGCGAATGTGGCGATGATGGTCGCACCCTGCTTCTCGTAGGTCATCTGCGTGACGCCCCCCCACGGCAGCTCGCCCGTGCAGTTCATTATGAGATTATCAGCCCAGGTCTCGAAACCCAGACGGTTGACCTGATCCATATCGACGATGTCGTTCATGCTCGGTAGAAGTGGGAGAGTTCGGAGGCTATGGCCTTCACCCCGGCGGGGTCAATAGCGGAACGGGTATGGAGAATCTGCATCGAGGCCATCATGTCGGCCAGACTCCACTCCTCCTCCTCATTCGCCGGCCCGAAGCCCGGACGCTGGATTTCCACCGTCACGAACCTGGCGTCGATATGCGTCGAGAGGAAGGAGTACTCGTTCAGGTACCGCCAGTCCGAGACCAAGGCCACCGGGCGGACGCCCAGCGGGCAGTAGTCGAAGAAACTGTGCAGCGAGGCGTTCAGGTGCCGTGCAAAGATGTCCTTGTCTATCCCCCGGAGGGTGCGGCCAAGTTCGACCAGGAAGGCGCGGTTCCTGACCTTGAACTCCTCGGCGTGGAAGTCCCGCTCGCCGGCCTTGTAGACCCCCATCGCCCGAAGCACATCATTCGCCCTGTCCTTGAGGACATCGGCGAACTTGAAGACCTCGCAGCGGTCGCCCGACCGGGTCATGTTATCCATCATGCAAGCGGCGAAGGTGTCCTTCCCCGCGCGAGCTACCCCGGTGATCATGAAGACCAGCGGCTTGGTGTTTTTCGTATTCATCGTGGAAAAATGCGACCGTAGATTGGGTGGGGGTTCTGAATTTTAGCACCCGACCCCCCGGAAATACGCCAGTCCGAACCAATCGCCTTCGAGGCTTGGTCCTTGGTCAGGCGGTCGGCACCGCGCACCCCGAACTGCTTCAGTTTGCGGACCTGCTTGAGGGTGGCCAATCCGAGGGCTTCCCGTGCCTTCAGGCGCCCGATCATCCAGTCGGCTTGGTCTGCCGTCATGGCCGTGGCATAAACGCCGTAGCGGGCAAGCTCGGTGGCCTGGTAACCGAACATGGAGGAGTCCGAGGTCGAAGCCGGCAGGACGAACCCGAAGACTGCACAGGCCACGGACAGGTCGATGAGACCCCTTTCCTTGGCCTCCTTGGCCGAAGCCTTGGCCTCCTCGGCGGCGATGCGGCGGAGCATGACCTCCTCGGCGTTGCGGTCGTGGGCCTCGGCGGCTTCGAGCGGGTCGTGCGACCCGGAGATGGCGGCACCCTTGGCCTGCGGGTGGACCGTGAAGGCGTCCGCCGGCGTGAAGGAATTCTCCCCGCTGATCCACATGGGGTCGAGGATGAGGCAATCGGTCTTGCCGGGGGCGGTGCGGAGGCCACGCCCGATCATCTGGCACCAGAGGGCGCGGGACTGGGTCGGACGCAGCAGGATGACGCAATCGGTCTCCGGGGCATCGAAGCCTTCGGTGAAGAGGTTCACATTGCACAGCACCCGGAGGTCGCCGCGCTTGAAGGCTTCAATCGTGCCGGCACGGAATTTGCCCGTGCTGCCGTCCACATGGCCGGCCTCGACGCCGCGCTGACGGAGGAGGGAGACCAGGCGGATGCTGGTGTCCACCTCGGGCAGGAAGGCGATGGCCTTCTTGCGGTCCCAGCGGTTCAGCTCGGTGACGATGGAATCGGCCACGGCTTCGAGGGCGTCGTCGTAACCACGCAGGCGGATCATGGACATCTCGACGGGCATCTTCTGGGCCATCGGGCGGACAAGGTGTCCGGCCTCGATGAGGGTGCGGATGGCAATCTCGTAGGCGACGGTGAAGCCCACGGTCTCCAGACGCTGGCGGTCGAGGCGGTCGGGGGTGGCCGTCACGGCGACCTTCGGCCCGGTGAAGATGGCGTTGAACTTCTCCCACGACGAGGCGACGGCATGATGGGCCTCGTCGAAGACGATCAGCGCGGTGGCCTTGTCGGCTGCGGAGATGTGGTCGAAGTCGGAGGAGAAGACGGACAGGGCTTCGCCGACCACGCCGGCACGGGTCATGGTCGCCTGGGCCTGCTCGATGAGTTCCTTGCGGTGGGCGACGAAGTAGCACTTGCGCGTCGAACCCACCTGCCAGCGGTGCATGATGGCCGAGGCGATCACGGTCTTGCCGGCACCCGTCGGGGCGATGATGAGGGGGTTGACGCCGTTGGCGACAAACGAAAGAGCCGCCGTGACGGCGGACTCTTGGTAGTCTCGGAGCTTCAGTTCCATGTTAGCGGATGACTTCGACCTTGCCGCCGAGGAGGCTCGTCGGGCCTTTGCCGGTGATGGCGTCGGCGACGGATTTGGCGAAAGCCTGATAGGCTTCGTGCAGTTCGACGGCCTTGGCGACGGCGGAGTCCTTGTCCGCGCAGCGGGCGTTGAAACCACGGCTGCGGGAGAACTTCGGCGAGTCCTGCCGGCTGACGAGCCAGTCGGCGGAGTCGTCCTTCTTGGCGATCAGCGCGATGACCTTCGCATCCTTGCGGACGAGATGGAACTGGACGCCGATGTAACGGCCTGCGGGGATTTCGTTGACGGTGATGTTGGCGGTGTTGTTGCTCATGGGTATGATTAGGTGGCAACGACACTTTGGTGTATGTTGTGGATAAATGCCAGCAAAATCTTGCACAAAAAAAGGGGGGCCGTAGCCCCCCGTCTTTTACGAGTATTTTACCCCTTTAGAAGGGGTTGACCTCGGGGCCACCGGGCAGGCGGGTGAAGAAGGACGCCTGGTAGGCCACCCCCTCCGTGCCGTCCTTCTTGGTGTACTTACGCTCGGTCACGCGCACCTTGAGGCTTCGACCCTTGGCACGGGCCAGAATCTTCTCGAGGAAGGTCTCATCGACCTCCAGCTCGCCGCCGGCGACATACTCTTTGATCTCGGCGTCGGAGGCCGTGGCGGCCAGAAACTGCTCCAGACGCTCGTGTCCGCCGTTCTTGTCCGGCTTGGCGAACAGGTCGCCGAAGACCGTCTCGCCCTCGCTGGTCACGAAGGTGATGCGGGCGTACAGGTCGGCGCGGGGCGGGAGGTAGTCCTGCTTCGCAGCCTGCACGGTCGCCGTGTAGGTGCCGGCCTTGGTCACATACTTGCGATCCTCGGCGGCGTTGGGGTTGAACTTGAATGCCATGATGGTATCTTGTTTTTTGGGTTATGGGTTGTGGGTGGAAATTAGGAGGCCCACTTGGGGAGGGCCAGCGTCAGGATGTCCTTCGGGTAGCCCGGGAACTGCTTGAAGGTGTTGCATTGGCGGAAGGTCTCGACCGCCGACAGCATCAGGGCGACGCCCTTCGTGTGGCCGGCCTCGTCGAGCGTGTAGATGGCCCATTCATTCGGGGCGTCCTTCTCGACGGCGATGAAGTAGAAACCGTCGGCCTTTGCCAGGGTGGTATACCACGCCTGCTGGAGGTAATACTTGAAATTAGCGATATCCCTGCCGAAGGATTCCGCGCCGGCGTCCTGCGTCGTCTTCACATCTACGACATACCGCTTGCCGTCCTTGGCCAGCAGCACGGCGTCGAGCCTGCCCTTGATGAGGGTGCCGTTGATGCTCCCCTCCAGCGGGACTTCGACGCATTCGACCACGGCGTCCAGTTGCGAGCAGAGCTTGTCCAGGGCGTCCTTGGCGGCGATGCTCACATTCGTGATCAGGTCGCCGTCCTTGGCCGTGATGGCCTCCTGCCCGGGCTTGAGCGATGACTGGAAAGCGGCCCAAATCTCTTTGCCCTCCTTGGTGCGTTTATCGCATTCCGGGGCGATGACGATGGTGGCGTCGAACACATCGGGCTGGAGCGTCGCAAGGTGGACGAGCGTCCCGATGCGCTGGGCAGGCGTCTGCTCGTCACGGTCACGCTCAAGGTACGCCTTGAAGTGGGCCGGCGACCGGAGAATCTCCTTCGCGCCGCTCTGCGACAAGCCAGGGTGGTCATTGTAGTTTTCTTCCTTGATGATCTTCATGTTCAGCGGTTGTTGAGGATGAATCCGAGGACGATGAAAGCGACGACGACCTCGACGGTGTCGCAGATTTCGTGGATGGAATGTTCGCTCATGTCAGTTGAGGGTATTGGAGTGGAGGTCTTTCCAGTTGTCCTGGGCTTCACGGTCCGTGATGCTCCGCAGGTACATCAGCTCCGCTTCGAGGGCGACGCGCTGCTCCCGCAGGTCGTTCAGTTCGAGGCGAATCTCGAAGTTCGTCTGGCTCATCTGGTGAACGATCTGCGTGAGTGCCTTCACCTGTTCGACCGGGGTGCGGTCGGGCAGGGGGCGGAACTCATGGACGGGGGCGACGGTCTTCGACGCCTTCTTGGTTTTGGGCTTTTGGTGGCTCATAGGGAAATATGCTGCTCGACGGCGGTGAGGAATGGGCCGGACTTCTTGGCCAGGGTCTCGGCCAGTTCGGGGCTGATGTCTGCCCAACCCTGCTGGGGAGTCAAGTGGCCGACCTGCCGCAGGACTTCGACGGCGGCGTCCCGCTTGGCTTCTGGGACGAGTTCGTCGAGGGTGAAAGTGTTCTGTCGGGCGAAGGGCTTCGAGGGCGTGGCGTCCAGTTCCTCGACGGTGTAGGTGCCGAAGCAGCACTCCGGGGCGATGAGGCGGACGCCCTCGCTGATCGCACGGGCGGTCAGCATCCGGCGCGGCCACTTCCGCCAGTTGTCCTTGGGCTTGCCGTCCTTGCCTAGGGCGGTGCCGTTGCCGACATACTCCTTCATGTCGGCCACGATGACGGCGGACGACGACCCCTTGCGGAATTCGGCGACCACCTTCTCGTCGGTACGCTCCTGCCAGGCGACCGTGCCGCCGGCCTGCTGGAACTTGGCCAGAAGGGCGTCGGAGCGGATGGCGAGCTGGCCTTGGATGAAGTGGTAGGTCCGCGCCAGTTCCAGCGGGGACTTCTTCTCGACCATGCATTGCATGGCCAGAATCTCGCCCTGCTCTGGCTTCTCCAGTCCGAAGATGCCGGACTTGAAGATGGCCAGTCCGAGGGTCTTAATCGCCGACATGGGGTCGGAGATGCGATCGTAGACTCCGGAGGCGGCGGAGAGTTCGTGCGCGGGTTGCGTGACGGGGACGAGGTCGTTGTTTTCCATTATCGGGAGACTTCCACGGTGGGGGTTACGGAGCCGTTGGGCAAGACAAGGGATTGAGGAGCCTTGCCGTCCCACTTCTTGACGGCCTCCATGAGCGTCACATTGGGGGACTTGGCAAGTGCTTCGCCGGTGATGCGAATCGCTTCGGCTTCGCCCTTGGCTTTCTCGATTGAAATCTCGGCATCCTTCTTTGCTGCGACGAGGTCATATTCCTTGGCCAACGCCTTCTGCTCGGCGACCTGCTTGCCTTCGATGGCCTTTTCAAGCATATCGGTAAGGTCGATGTTCGTGATTGGTAGGTCGGAAACGATGACGATACCTTCAAGTTGCTTGCGGACTTCGGCCAAAGCGGTGGCCTTGACCATTTCGCGCTGTTTGACAATGGCTTCGGCGGTCAGCGTGGCCGAGGCGAGCTTGATGGCTTCCTCGATGCGCGGGACTACCAGCGACTCGTAAGGGTTGCCGGCGTACTTCTGGAACAAGTCGAGTACCTTGCTCTCGGGGATGGAATACATACAAGAGTAGGTAATCTTGACCGTTTGAAGGTCTTTAGAAAAACATTCGGTCTTTCCAATCATAGTCGTCTGCTTAATTGCCACTCGCTTCACCTTGGCCCAAGGCGCGTTGAAGTGGACGCCTTCGCCTAGCACATCCTTGGACATGGAGCCGAGGTTGACGACGACGCCACGATCTCCAGGCTCGATGACCGAGCAAGATGAGAGCAGCAGGATGACGCCGGCCAAAGAAAGGACGGCGACGGTGATGATGGGTTTTTCGTTTTCCATAAAATCAGGCGATCTCCTTGGCGGCTTCGAGCAGGCGACGACCGGACAGCCGGCGGAGCTTCCCGTCGATGTTCACATTATAATACGGATGGTCGTTGACCACCGTGGGTTTCAGGCGGCGGGCCACCGTGCCGTCCGAGAGGACGACATACTCGGTGTCCGAGATGAGGGCCAGCATCCGTGCCGGCGGGACTTTCGTGAGTTTCTTGATCATGGCTGTTTGGGTTTGGGAAGTCAGAGGTTGTGCTGCTGCGCGTGCGAGAGCAAGCAAAATGCGTCAGAAGTTTTGAGCGTGATTTTTTCCACGAAAGGGAAGCGACGCTGGGCCTCCGCCTTCAGCTTGTTCTTCCAGACTGTCGTCGTCGCGCCGTCCTTCTTCCCGATGCCCAAGGTCTTCTGCCACTCCTGCGGCGTCACCAGCACGACCTTGAACCCACGCCCCTGGAACAACCCTACGATCCAGCCGTAGGAGTAACCCAGTTTGAAAGACGCCGAAGCCGGGATAGGGCCGACGAAAGCCGGCACCTTCTCGATGACCACCGTCGTGTCGGGCGTCGGGCATAGGTCGATGAGTTCGTCATTGCCTCCCTGCATGAACGCACCGTCGCCGTGCATCTGGTACGCCCAGCCGCCGTTGGCACCCGGGTCGATGGCGAGGTAAGGCTTCATGCTTTTCGAGTATTGAGGACTACGGTGTTCATGGTTACAACACGATATCCATTGGTTATGGTGCCACGATCCAAATCTTCAATTCTTTGAATCTGGCATTGGGAAACCATCAAAGGACCACGCATTGGCGTATCAGTATGGATGATGGCGTAACCGTTCTTGTCATGGTCGAAACAAGTACCGATTATCTCGTGGAATTGGAAGTTAATCGTGTCGCCAGGCTTCGGTTTGGTTTCGGATTCTTTCTGCCACTGCGTGATTGTCAGCATGTTAATCCTATCATCCATTCTCGGGTAGCTCATGGTCATTCGGATTGTTTGGCTTCGTTCCAGGCTTTGGCAAGGGCGCATTCGGCGGCCCATAAGGGCTTATCTTCGTCTTTCACTTCATTTGCAAAATCATCCGGAAAAAGTGATTCGCATAGATCGTCTCCAGCCTTGGTCATACGCTGGACTTTTTCGTGAAGTTTCAACGAAAGGAAATAATAATTGCTGGATTGAATCATCTTCGTCAGTCCTTGAACCTCCTTTTTCAATTGTTCGATTTGAAGCAGTTCCGGTATGACAGATTTACCACACGACGCACTGGCAGTGATCATGTAATCGACGGAATTAAGACGCTCTACTTCGGCTTTGAGGCGCTCGACTTCGGCGGTTGATTCTCGGAGATGCTGGAGGATTTCCCTACCAGATTCCTTTACCTTTGCGTAGTCTTCATATGCAACCCACTTGCCGTCATCTTCGACATAAAACTGCACAGCAGCTTCGGCCTTGTAATGGGAAAAGACCTGAAGAAAGGGCGAAAAGTTGTATCGTTTAGGGTCGCTCATTTGACCAGGGAGTTGTAGACCTCGGCGACACGCTCGGCGGCGTCCCGCTTCTTGTCAGGCGCTCGGACCAGCGAATGGGCGATGTCGGCGAAGGCCGTCGGCCCCATCGCAAAGGCCAGATAAATCTGCTCGGGCGAAGGGTGCTTGATGCCGTCAGCCAGCAGCCGCTCCCGGCACCAGTTGACATAGGCGAAGGCGATGGCCCGCTGGTTGTCCGGCACCTGCCACAGCGACCGCTTGATTTTCGAAAGCCCGTGGGCCTCGCGCCATTGATTGGCCATGATCCAGGCGGCGATGTGCATCTGCCACGCTCCGAGGGCGGCACCCCGGTCGCCGACCGCTTTGTAGTTCCCACCCGATTCAATCTGGCCGATGGTGTTGGTGAGGATCATCAGCTCGGCGGCTTCACGCTCCGGCGGGGTCATCGAGGCGAGGGCAATCGCCAGCATCTTTAGTTTGTCCATAGACCCAGAGGGGTACCGTCCCGAAAAACAAAGGCAATGAAAAACTTTATACCCCAGGGGGGGAAATCCTCCCGAAAAATAAAAGGGAGCGCAATATTTCAAGGTGGTCTCTTTTCTGGCTGCGATATATCGGCCAGTCTTCGCCGGAAGATATCGAGCCGTTATTCGCCCGTGTTAATTGGCCGAAGTATTGTTAACGCAGTATGCCCGCCGTGTTGATCCCCGCAAGACGGCGGCGATTTTGGCCCATTATTTTAGGCAAAGTTTTCGGCCCGCGCTGCGTAAAAAATTCGAGCCACGCCGGCCATGAAACTTTTTTCCTATTAGAATTTTCTGAAAATTTTTAGGGGGGGATGGTTATGAGTCGTCCTCCCGATTTTTAGCAAAATGCCCAAAATCGTCGTAATATGATTGTAACAATCGTAACATGATAACATTAGTCATGTTTAAATCATTACCCGGCAACCCGGGATTTGAATGAAAGGCAAGTTAGTAACCTATGTTTCGTAAACCCCTATTCTATTGCCGGCAATCCTAGCGGTGCCGGCGGCACCGGCGGGCGGTTGTGACCCTTCCGGGGCGGCACGGTGCCGGCATCGGGCCGGCGGCAAGGGGTAGGGCAGCACCAGGCGGGCAAATGCCGGCACGGGGCAAGGCAAGCGGCACGGTGATCACAAGCCCGCGCGGCAGTGGTCTAGTTTGCCCTAGGCGGGGCGGCACGGCACGGGGCAGGAAAGGGGAAGGGGTTGCCGGCAAACCGGCGGCATAGCACGGCACAGGGGCTTGTGCGGGGCGGTTGAACGGCAAAGCACTAGGCAAAAGAAAAGCCCCGGGGCTGCCGGGGCTTGTAAGGGTTGACGGTTGCCGGGGCTTCATGCCGGCAAATCCCGGGGCGGAGGCACCGGCTTACTTTCCTCAAATCTGATAAAGCCCGCTTGCTTATCAAAAAATCGTGCCAGGCGCGGCAGCTCCTCCGGCGGCAACCGTTTAATGATAGCCACGGCGACATATCCCAAATAACACGGGCTAACCCCCGTTGCCATTAAACGGCAAGCGCCGGCCAGGGCGCCCGCATGATCCGCCCCACTGTCCCAAATGTATCCCGGCGCGCCGCGCCCATATGCCGTTGCCTTAATCAAACGCAAGGCAAGCTTGGCCAGGCGGGGCTTGTGCCCGGTCCACGGGATAAAGACATGATTAGACCTATATAAATAAGCTCGAAAGCAAACTGTCCCGCCCTGGTCATAGGACAAATAACCGGCAACCGTCCGACGATTGCCGGCAACGGTAACTTGCACGGCAGCAGGGAGGTAAAAGCATGTTTCAGGGTGACCGGTAATAATGGCCGATCTCTTAATCCCATCCCGGCAAAGCGCGCTTACCCTATCCCCTTGAATCAAATAATTTGGATTACGCATGAGAAGCAAAAGCTGCGGCAGCGCGGATAACAAACCCGGATTTGTCGGCCCGGGCTTTGCCTTTTGCCTTAAGGATTCCAATCCGTCCTTTGCCGTCATTCCCCTTGCGGTCCAGAAAGCGGAGATCATGCCGGTCCGCGCTAAAGGTGGGGCGGGCTTCCGTCATTCCAGGCAAGGCAAACCGTTGCCCCACCCTTACCCCTTCGGCCACGGCTGCGATATTCACGCCGGCGGCCAAGGCGATTCCGGCGGAAACGGCATTAGACTCGGAAAGGGAAAAGGTAATATGATAATTGGCGGGCATCTCGCCTTTTGCGTAAGCTATGGCCCGGCGAAAACTTTTTGTATAATCATAAAAACGGACCTTATGGAATTCGGCGAATAACTCCGGGGCTAACTTTTCCCACGGCAAATCCGAGGTTCCGTTAAGACGCACAACGGGCCGGAGTCCGCGCCGTTCGGCCGATCGCATAAGGGCGGCAATCTCTCCTTTAAGGGCGGCAATAAATCCGGCGCGGTTGTTATGTAGGAAACGGGTACGCATGACACGGGCAGCGTTAACCGCCTCGAAAATGCCGGCACGACCCGCCGTAAACAAACAAGCGGCCAGGCAGCCGGCGGACGCATGGGGGCAAAGGTTGCCAAGGCCGGCAAGCTGCCCCGGGGCAAGGTATAGAATCCCGGTCAAGTAACCGGAGGCCGTGCCTTTGTCCGTCTTTGCGTCCGCTTCTACGGAGAGTAGATAGGACGGCATTTTAAACGGCAGCAGCGCGGCCTGGTGAATCACCGGGGCGGGAAGCTTAAACGCGGGATTTTTTCCAAAGGGCAGCGCGGGCGGGCAGTGGTTTGTTTTCATGTCAGGGGAGGGAATCAAAGGGAATGGGATTGAGCGCGGACTATGATAGAATCCGCGGCATGTTCCAGGGCGCCGGCGCTTTCATGTCCAAGGGAAAACCGGGGGAATTCCCTCCGGCAAAAACGGGCGGAGGCATAAAGCTTTGCAACGGCATCCACCTGGAGGAGATCGGCCAAGCAAATGCAACCGGCGACCGCATCCAAGTCATTCAAAACGAAAACGGCAGCGTCCGGAGCGTCCGGTTCCAGCGTATTAGCAAAGTTATCCGCTTCAATGGCGGCAACTTGGATCACCTCGGAAACGGTCAAAAGATTAGGTGTTTTCATATTAGGGAAATTAGAGGGAGAGAATAAGCACGGCGGTTGCGTAGAGAAGCACGGCGAACAATAGGCCGGCGAGCGCATCAAGTAGGGTTTGTTTCATGTTAGGGATTAGGGTTGCGAGATAAGACAAAGGGAAGCCCGGCCTAGGTCAATACCCTTTTACTAAATAAGTTTGAACCCCTTTGTTAGATCGGGCGGGCGGTTGACCAGGCGGGCGGGATAGGCGGGCGGGCGGCCCTAGCTCATTAGGCAAGCGGCACGGGATCATGCGCGGCACGGCAACCGCAAGCCCCAAACCCATCCAAGGCAAAGCCCGCGCAGCCTTGCCACCGGCGGCAACGGCAAGGCAAGGCACGGCAACCGCCGGCCCTTCCGACTGGACAAGCCCGGAAGCCCTGGCCCGCCGGCAATCGGCCACAAGCGGCGCGGCAATGGCAACGGCACGGGCCAAAAGCCCCGCAGTTTAATGCCCGAAACAAAAGCGGTTGACCTATCTTTTTTTTAAATATGACCCTTCAATACATGATAAAAATACTCATGATTCGACCCCCTGGAAGGAAATCTATTCCCCCCCTCCGCCACGGGGGGGGCGAAGCCCCGCCGACCCCATTGAAAACTCGGGGGTAAACCGTTCAAAACCATATGTATTGCTACTATGTTTGTCTAGGCAACCACAGTAGCAATCACAGTAGCAAGACATATAGACAATACATTTACTTTGTATCCCCTTTCAGGGGATAAGACAAAGTAAGTAATGGCCAAGCCATTATTGGCTTTACGCTTGGAAGCGTAGCCATAATGTCTGGCCAATGAGCCAACCCTTTCGCCCCTTCTTCCGCCGCCGGCGCGCCGCCGGACAGCCACCGATCACCCGCAAGGTCGAGTCGCCTTGGGCGAGGGCGTGGCGTCTGTCGCCCGAGCGGATGAAGCAGCACATCGCCGACCTGAACGAGGCCAGGACGGCCAAGTCGGAGGAGGCGGCCCAGCTCGTCCAGGCGGTGATCAACCTCATCCCGGCGGACAAGACCTACCGCGCCCACGAACTGCGAGACCTCTTCGCCGACGAGTGGGGTCGGTGCTACGACGAACCCCTGACCAAGAAGGCCGCATGGAACAAGGTTCGCAAGGCCATGCGTCACGGGATGCTCGGGCGGGATGAAAAAGGTTTGATATATCCACGGCATGGGTAGCCGGGTTGACTTGTGAACAAGTTGGGCATAACGATGGCGGTGTGGTCAACTTCGACGAACACCTGCCGGACGATGACGAATTCAAGGAACTCGCCAGCGAGCTGGCCGAACTCCGCCGCATCGGCGCGCTGAACATCGTCCGGGCCTCGCACATCGCCGACATCAACGGCGACAACGAGGTGGCGTGGCTGCTGGTGCGGGAGGCGTCCGTGATGATCTCGGTCGCCACCAAGGTCGAGGAACTCATCGGGGTCGAACCTCCGGAAAACAACGATGTCAATCTATGACGAATACAAGAGGTTCTGGAAGATGCTGTCGAAAGAGCAGAGGGAAGCTTTGTCGAAAAACGGCTTCGACCCCATGCGACCGGGAGACGACGGGGTGCCGCTCGCGCACCGTCACTTCGGCGGAGAGCCGCCCGACAGCGGCGACGGCGGAGCGGAAACGGACGCCACGCACATCTTCAACAAGAACTGGGGCATGGAGTATGACATCAATTTCAGACAGATGGCCCTATGGCGGAACAAGGAAAACGAAGCCGAGGAGCAAGAGATGACCAGCCGCACCTACACCCACGAGGAGATGCTCGATGTCCTGCGGAAGGTTCTCTCCGTCCTGGGCAACTCGCTCGAATGCACCTGCCTGCGGCTGGCCCTCGGACTGCCAGATCAGCCGACGATGACTGCGGTGGCCGAGACGCACAACCTGACGAGGGCTGCGGTGTCGGCCCGGGTGAAGACCATCCAGCGTCGTTTGAAACTTCCTCCTTCGCTGTACATGAAGTCGGAACACGCCTGCAAAAAACTGTCCAACGCCCGGAGGAACAAACTCAAATGAGCGCGGATAAGGTCCGACCCATCGACCTAGCCGGACGCTTCGGCGTCACCAAGCAGGCCATCAACAAGTTCATCAACCAGGGGATGCCCATCGACTCCATCGAGTCCGCCGAGGCTTGGTACATGGCACGGGGACAAGGTCGCATGGGTTCGAGCGTACGCCCAGACAAGGACTTCAACGAGACCGTCGAGCGTCAGCGCGAACTGAAGGCTCTGGCCTATCAGCAGTATCTGGACGACCTCGGCAGCAATTCGCCCGAAGCCAGCAAGTCCTATGCGACCTACGACAAACTGGTGAAGACGCTGGTGACGCTGGAGAAGGAACTCCAGGCCCGCCAGATTGCCAGCCGTGAATACATCCGCACCCAGACCGCCATCGAAAGGTTCGGTCGGGTTTTCGCGCAGGTGCGTGAGGAGGTCTCACAACTCGGCACGAAACTGGCGTCGAGGGTCAACCCCGACAATCCCGGTCGTGCCATGAAGGCCATCGATGACGAGGTGAAGAAGATGCTGGAGCGTCTGTCATCAGCCGCCGGCTATGCGGAGCAGGCCGTCGTGAAGGAAGCCGACACCGAAGACCCGATTGAAACCACGGGCGACGACGAAGAGGCCGTCGATGAGGTCGAATGATCATCGACCCGCAGACCGTCGAGACCTTCGAGGCTCATATCCGGGCGATGATGACGCCCGACCCGGAAGGCGACATCGTCGAATGGCTGGAGGCCAATGTGCGCGAAGTACCCGGCTCTCCGCAACCCGGGCCGTTCCGTGTCGAGTCCACGCCTTTCCTCGCTCCAATCCTGCGGGCCTTGACCGACCCGGAAATCACGACGGTGGTCGTCATGGGTGCCGTGCAGATGGGCAAGTCATCCCTGCTGGAACTGTGGTCAACCTTCATTCCCGCGCGCTCGCCCGGGCCGACGCTGCTGCTTCAGGACATCGACGACAACGCCCAGGACTGGCAGAAGGATCGCCTGCGTCCGATGTGGGAGGCCACGCCATCCACGCTCGCCAAGATGGAGGCGGCGGAACGCAATCAATGGAAGAAGACCCGCTTCGAGCGGAACACCGTCTGGGTGCTGGGTGCGAACAACAAGAAGAATCTCCAGCGTCGTTCCATCCGTTTCCTTGGCGGCGACGAAGTCTGGCTATGGCCAAAGGGTCACTTGAACGAAGCCCTTGCCCGTCGCACGGCTTTCATCTGGCAGGGCAAATCCCTGCTCGTCTCGCAGGGCGGCGTCGAAGGCGACGACATCACCGACCTGTGGAATCAGTCCGACCGTCGGGAGTGGACTTTCAAGTGTACGCAATGCGGCACACGCCAGCCTTGGGAATGGGAGCAGCTCATCTACCCGGAGGACGCCCGTGAACCCAACGGTTGGAACATCGACAAGGTGAAGGCAGGTTGCACCTACGAGTGCAAGTCGTGCAAGCACCGTTACAAGGATTCCTTCGAGGTACGCAGCGAGCTGAACCTGACCGGCGAGTACATCCCCATGAATCAGAACGCCCCGAAGGGCGTCGTCGGATTCCATTGGAACTCGCTCTGCGCGCAATGGGGTCTCGACTGGGGGACGCTCGCCGAGATGGCGATCCGCGCCAAGCAGGCTTTCGAGGAACACGGCGACGATGTCTCCCGCCGTGAGTTCAAGCAGAAGCGTCTGGCCCTCTCCTGGTCCGACGACCCGGACGACGGCGGCGGCGAGGTGCTTCCGCAGGGCTACAAGATGCTCGACCAATGGGACGACGAGGGCTTCATGGTGGACAGCCGTCTGGCCGAACCTCCGTTCAAGGACGAGTACAAGAAAGCCAAGCAGTTCGCACGGCTCCGCTTCATGGCGGTCGATGTGCAGCGGAAGGGATTCTACTGGATCGTGCGGGCTTGGTCGCTCGACGGCAAGTCACGCATGGTGCAATGGGGCTACTGCGAGACCGAGGAGCAACTGCGCGAGGCCCAGAAGAAACTGGATGTCGCCGACTTCTTCGTGTTCGTGGACTCGGGCGACGGACCTAACACCGACACCGTCTACCGGATGTGTGCGAAGTACTCATGGAACGCCACCAAGGGTTCCGGCCAGAACGAGTTCCCCTGGCGTATCCAGACGCCCTACGGCATCAAGGTGGCCTATCGACCCTACGCCCGGGCCAAGGTCATCCAAGTCGGGCAGACATCCTGCAAACTCTACCTGTTCTCGAATCTGTACTTCAAGGATTCCATCACCCGCCTCCGCCGCGCAGGCCATCACACCTACCCGGAGGATGCCGGCGACGAGTACCGAAAGCAGATGCAGTCCGAACATCGCACCAAGACCGCCAACGGCCAGGCCGTCTGGCTTCCCATCGGAGACCGGGCCAATCACCTCTGGGACGCCGAGATCATGGGACTGGTGCCGGCCATGATGGCCAAGCTCATCGGGCGCGGTAAGAACAAGCACGGCAAGCCGGCGGAGGAAAACAAGACCCCAGACGAGAAAGCCGAGGAAACCGCTTGACCGAACTCCTCACATGGGCAGAGTGGTTGCAAGCCGGCTGGCCCTATTGGAAGCAACACAGGTGGCTCTTGTGCAGGTTCATGGGTGGGGTCAGCCGGCCCTTTTACACGGGGCTAAACCCAAATGGCACGCCCTCAAGGAGTATTCCTCATTTTCGAGATTTGCGACATCAAGGAAATCGTGGCCACGGCTTTGGCTCTCCTGAAGCAGGGCAAGACCATGATGGAATACGGTGACTCCGGCACCTCCGTGGTGAAGCAGTTCCCGATGGACATCAACACGGTCCTCATCGAAGCCCGCTACGCCCTGATGGTCAAAGACCCCCAGACCTACGGATCCATCGACCGTGTCAGGGTGATCAATATGCTCAATAACTTCCGAGGATTCTGATGAAAAAGCCCGCCACCAAGAAGCCTGCCGTCCCGCAGGTGAAGAAGCCCAAGACGCCGACGGTGGCCCGCAATGCGGCCCCGCAGAAGGTCGCATCGGGCGGTGGCAGCGGCCCGGGCATCTTCTCGAACTTCGAGTCCGCCAAGTTCAGCAACAAGCGTTCTTGGATTTGGTCGTCCTGGCCGCAGGACTTCAAGAAGACCATGACGGTCTTCGACCGCATGGAGACCACGCGCAAGATGCGCTGGCTGGAACTCAATGCGGGACTCATCAGGCAGGTGCTGGCCGACATGGCCCTGTACACCGTCGGCAACGGCATCAAGCCGCAGGCCCAGTCCGGCGACGAGATGTGGGATGACGCCGCCGAGGCTTACTTCAAGCGTTGGGGTTCCCGTGCCTGCGATATCACGGGTCGTTTCTCTTTCTTCGAACTTCAACACATCTGCTGCCGCCTGATGGACCGTGACGGCGAGGTCTTCATCATCAAGACCCGTGGACCCGGAGGCGAACCCCGCCTCCAGATCATCGAATCCCACCGTGTCGGCAATTCGTCGAACAATGAAGTGCCTCCGGGCATGGTGGACGGCATCCTCTTTGGACCCTACGGCCAGCCCATCTCCTACAATGTGATCCGCTCTGACGGCTCAAGCCGTCTCGTACCCGCAAATGCGGTCATCCATCTGTTCGAGCCGGAACTCGCCTCGGGTGCGCGGGCTTACAGCCCCCTCCAGCATTCCATCAATAATCTGGTGGATATGCTGGAGATTCTTTCGCTGGAGAAACTGGCGGTCAAGACCAGCTCGGACATCACGCGCACCATCAGCCGTGAGAACCCGCAGTTCGACGGTTCGCAGTCCGACTTCGAGGCGTTCGGCATGAAGCCGCAGGACTACGGCGACGGCATGACCGACCCCAGCGAGGCTTCGACCTTCCTCGGCGGCAAGGTTCTCGCCCTGGCTCCCGGTGAGAAACTCGAGTCCTTCGAGTCCAACCGCCCCAACAAGACCTTCGACGGGTTCATCGAACACCTTGAGCGTGACTCGCTGGCGGGGATGCTTCCCTACGAGTTCGTGGCCAATCCCACGAAGGCCGGCGGTGCCGTCATGCGTTTCGTCGTCGCCAAGGCCGACCGCAAGTTCTCGCACCGTCAGGCCATCATGGTCCAGCGGGCCTTGACCCCCATCTGGGGTTACATCATCGGTTCGGCGATCAAGGAAGGCTACCTTCCCGCCAACGAGTACTGGTACAATGTCTCGTGGACGACTCCCCGCCGTGTCACCGTGGACGCAGGACGGGACTCGCAGCAGAACCGCATGGACATCGAGTCCGGACTCAAGAGCCTCACGGACAACTATCTCGAAGAGGGTCTCGACCCGAAGGAGAAGATGCGCGAGAACGCCGCCGAGAAGAAGTACCTCATGGAACTATCCGAGGAGTTCGGCGTCCCGTTCTCCCTGCTCTACAAGCCGCAGAATGTCGCCCCGTCGGACATCAACGCATCCGTCGCCCAGAAGCCCGAGGAGCCTGCGATGGACGACGGCGCGAAACTGGTGGACGACGACGGCGAAGATGTCGATCCGGACGACCCCAACACCTCGAACAAATAAACCATGTACGCCCTTTCCAACGCATTCAAGACCTTCATGCCGATGCTCATCGAGCCGGCGAAGGCCAAGGCATATCTCGACAAGGTGGCCGAACTCTCCCCGACCGACCTGAAGGCGGGCGACGACCTGGAAGACATGATGGAGATGCTGTTCGGGCCGCGCCCGATGCTCATCAAGTCCGGCGACATCGCCGTCATCCCCGTGAAGGGCGTCATCGGTTCCGGCCTCACGGAGCTGGAAAAGATGATGGGTGCGACCGATGTCGAGGACATCCAAGAGATGCTCGAAGACGCCGAGCGTGACCCTGGCGTCGAGATCATCATCTTCGACTTCGACACCCCCGGAGGCACCGTCACCGGCGTACCCGAGATGGCTGCCCGCATCCGCAACTGCAAGAAGCGGACCATCGGCTGGACCTGCAAGCAGTCCTGCTCCGCCGGGATGTGGCTGATGAGCCAATGCGACGAGGTCTATGTCAGCCCGTCGTCAATCGTCGGCTCCATCGGGGTCTACATCCCGATCTACGACATGAAGGCCGCCTATGCCGAGGAAGGCATCACGGTCGACCTCATCAAGGCAGGCTGGGCGAAGGGGGCTGGTTACACCGGCACCTCCATGACCCCTGAGCAGCGGAAACTCTTCCAGGACGATGTCGATGAGATGCACAAGTGGTTCATCGGCGACATCAAGGCCGTCCGTACCTATGCCGACGAGGCCGATATGCAGGGTCAATGCTGGTCCGGCAAGAAGGGGGCTGAAAAGAACCTCGTCTCCGGCCTCATGGATACCTTCGACGACCTGCTGATGGCCATCGACCCCGAGGAATACGCCATCTACGAGCGCGCGGAAAAGCAGGTTCCAATCGGTGGCCCCGCAAACTATGCCAAGGCCGCCGATGTGTCCCCGGAGCAGGGCGACGGACCGGAGCAGGAAGTCGAACCCGTCACCGACGGCAAGAAGAAGAAAAAGAAGAAGAAGCCCGACGGCACGGATTCCGAAGAGGACGAAGACGAAGGCGAGGAGATTCCCGAAGACCCCTCCGTCGAGCCTATTCAGACCGATCCGCAGAAGCCCAAAGTTTGACACTTGGCTAAACCCATGACGCTCGAAGAACGCCTCAATTCGCTGAAGGAAGCCTTCACCGGCAAGACCGCCGAGGTCGAAGCCAAGGCCAACGAAGTTTCCTCCCTGACCGCCAAGGTCGAAGAGCTGAACGCCGCCATGTCCGCCAAGGATGCGGCCATCGTCGAGTTCACCGCCAAGGTCGAAGACCTGACCGCCAAGCTCGCCGCCGCCGAAGAGATTCGTGCCAAGGCCGAAGCCCAGGCTGCGACCATCGCCGCCTCGCAGGAAACCGCCGGCAAGAAAGCCGCCGTCATCGCCGCCTCCGTCGGCGTCCAGCCCCTTGAAGTCACCCCCTCCGAGGTCGCCGCTTCTTCCAAGAGCGACGCAGAGATCTCCGAGGAGTGGGTGGCCCTGAAGCAGAAGGACGCCAAGGCGGCCTCCGAATTCTACGGCAAGAACCGTCCGGCCATCCTCCGTGCCGCCGGTCTTCGCTGATTCCACTCTCCCCCAACCCTAACTCACAACTATGTCTAACAGCATTGGTGGTTTGACCCTCCAGCTCGTCGCTGAAGAGTCCCTCCGCACCCTCGTCCCCGAACTCGTTCCCCTGACGGAAATCGCCGTCACCGATTTCGGTAATTATGTCGCCGAGCGCGGCACCACGGTCCACACCCGTTACGCCGACTCGTTCACCGCCACCACCTTCGACCCGGCCAACGGCTTCGTGCCTGCCAATGCCGTCTCGACCGATGTCCCGGTGACCATCGCCGACCTCAAGTATGTCGATGTCGCCTTCAGCGACTACGAAGCCTCCACGCTCTCGCTGGAACGCCTCCGTCGTCTGTTCTTCGCGCCGATCGCCAACGCCGTCCAGAAGTCCCTCTTCGACGATGTCCTCTCCAAGGTGACCAGCACGAACTTCACGACCGCCGCCTACTCGGGTGCCAAGTCCGGCTTCAACCGTGTGGCCATCGCCAACGCTGCGACCGCCCTCACCAAGGCCAACCTGCCCCACGCCGACCGCAAGCTCCTCCTCTCCCCTGATGCGATGGGCCAGCTCGTCCAGGATGCGTCCGTTGCCCAGACCTTCTCGTACGGCAACAGCGATGTCATCCAGAACAACGCCATCAGCAAGAAGCTCCACGGCTTCTCTGTCAGCGAGTACAACGGCTTCCCCTCCTCGGGCGACGCTTACAGCCAGGGTCTCAACGGCGTGGCCTCCTGCAAGGAAGGTCTCGTCATCGTGACCCGTGTTCCTGCCACCCCGACCACGGGCGGTGGCGAGCAGATGATCGTCCAGGACCCGGACAGCAAGTTCTCCTTCGCTCTCCGCTACTGGTACAACTGGCAGGCCGGTAAGCACAATATGTCGGCCCTCTGGCTCGTCGGTTCGGCTGTTGGTAACCCCAACGCCCTCCAGCGCATCGCCTTCACCTCGTAAGTTTTCGGGGGAGTTTAAAATCCCCCAAAGCGACAATGCGAAGCCCTCTCCCCGCGCCACGGGGGGAGGGTTTCTTATTTTGACAATGGGCTAAACCCATGTCGGGAATCACGGAAGAATGGGCCTCAGACGCCTCGGAAATCCTTTCCGAGATTCCCAAGGCCGTGACCGTTAAAAACGTCCCAGGCGGCTCGCCAGTGGCCCTTAACGCCCTGATGTCGCAGCCGGCCATCATGCAGGACTTGGAAACGGGCGGTTTCCTGAACCATACGTCCTTCGACATGAAGTTCCTGCGGACGGACGCCGTCGCCAATCCGGGGCTTATCGCCTTCGGGAATGTGGTGGCCTATCAGGGTCAGGAGTACCGGATTATGACCGTTACCGACCGCCCGCCCTCGGCTTGGGTGATCTGCAAGGTCCAGACCAAGGTCCAGTAATGGCCGATGTGGTCACAGTAGCGAAGGGAGTAAAGGTAGACTATACCGAACTCTCAAGGCACCTGGCCGTTTATGCTTTGGTGATGCGTATGAATATGCACGAAGTAATTGAGCAGCAGGCTCGATACTTCGCCAAGGATATGTGCGATTACACCCCGCCCTTCTCCGGAGCTGGCCCGCAGACCACCAAGGGCGGCGAAGGCGGCTTCGGAAGCAAGGCTAGGGATAAGGGTAAAGCAGCCGTCAGCCGGGATGTCCGCAAGATTTTCGCGCCATTGGCCCAAGCCCCGGCTACTGCGATTGCTGCCTCAAATCAATTAGGCATTCTTTCGGCATGGATGACCGAAAAGATGAAACTCCCCGCCCCCCATGAGCCTGAATATATTTTCAAGATGGCTGAAAAAAGGGGGTTCATCGGACAGGGAGAATTCGATTATTTCCAGCGCGTCGAATCCAGAAAAGGAGGATCACCTTCCGCTGTTTATCTTGGAATCACCGAAGGAACCGTAAAGTCCATCCATCAACTGCGAAGGGGTGGTCCATCCTATAAGGTCAACAAGACCGAAAAATCCCTTGTCAATTATGTCGATGACTGGAAGGTCGTTGAACGGTATATCAAGCGTGTCCAGCAGCGCGTCGGAAAACTGAAGTCAGGCTGGTACTATGCCGGCCTTAAGCTCGGCAAGATGCCCACCTCCGCATGGATTGCCAATCAAGGCAACAACACGATGGTCTATTATACCAAGTACGAAGGCCCATACATGACCATTCGTCTTGGATCAACCATCGGTCGCAATTACAGCCAGGGCTACCACTTCATGCGGATGGCCATGAATCACCGGGCTTATGCCCTTCGCATCGCCATGCTTAATGTCCTCAAAGGGCCGCGCAACCAAGGCAGGCTTCAAGATGTCATCCGTCGCCTTCAGGGCGGTTTCAATTTAAAAAACACCACCGAATAATGAGCATCAATCTTTATAGTTTCCGCACTATCCTAGAGGAGAAGGTGGCCGGCTATCTGGCCTCCAAGTTCCCCGGCCTCGCCGTGCATAAGGGCGTGACCGATGAACTCCGGGTGCTGCCGATCATCATCGCCCACGCCGAGTCCTCAAACATGGTTCCTGACCTTGGTGCCAACAACCTTGGCAATTACACCGCCGTCCTGAAGGTCTATGTCTATTCCAGCGCGGACGACGAGACCCTGGACACCCACCGTCTCCGGGTTACCGAGGTGATCGGTGCCATGACCGATATTGAGGCACTCAAAGCTCTCTGGAATCCGACCGACGACGGCCAGCTCTACAACCTCTGGATTCAGAACGACGAGGAAGGCATGAGCCAGCGGCGGTACGGTAATGTCATTGAATTCGTAGTCTGGGGTGTCCTACCCCCCGCCCCTTGACACTTGGCTAAACCCATACGACTATGGCCGATACCGAAACCCAATTTGGTGTAGCTCACTTTTACGGGCTATATGATGACCGCACCTACATGACCGTGCAGTCCGACTCCCTGTCCGATTCCTACAAACTTGATGTCGAAGTTGCGGACGAAGTGGGTCGTGTCATCACCGACCGTCTTGACGACAAGTTCAAGGAAATCACCTTGGAAGGCGTGATTCTCGCCGAAGGCGTTATCCCGCTCATCGGCAGCACCTTTGAATATCACAGCGTGACCTACATCCTGAAGTCCCTTGAGAACAAGGGTACTAACAAGGATTTCCGCAAGCTGACCGTCAAGGGCGTCAAGTACCAAGAAATCGCCTAAACCGGCGGCATCCCCGATGGATGCTCGCTATCTACAGGCCACGACCGTCCTGCCCCGCCAAGATAAGGTGTGCGGCAGGACGCTTCGTCCTTTCTGCCTGCGTCACCGGGTGGCACTCGAAGCCATCTCTTCTCCCTTCATGAACATGAAGGACATGAAGTTCGACCCTATCAATGTTGTCATTGCGGCGAGGATTCTTTCGACCTATGACAAGGAGGAGATGGCACGACCTCTGTCATTCATTGAAAAACTTTATGTAGCCCGAATGACTTTCGACAGGAAGTACTATTCGCGCTGCATCGGTATGATCGTCGGCTGCATTCAGGTTTCCCTTTCATATCCGAAGTTCTGGCAGAAGGATGAGAACAACGAGAACCGCCAGTTCGAAAAAATCCCGTTCCCGCTCGCCTGCGTAGCCAATCTTGCGCGCAATGGCGTGAGCCTTGAGGAAGCCTGGACCATGCCGGAAGGCGAGGCCGTCTGGATGTCCGTCGCCAATTCAATCCACGACGGTGCTAAAATCGACATCCTTTCAACCGACGAGGAAAATGATTTGGAGAACTTCAACGAGCGAATCGAAGCCTATAAGAAGGCCAAGAATCACAACTGACGACAATGGCTGAACTATCAATCGGGATCGCAATCGACCAGACCGAGTTTGAAAAAGGACTCGCCAATGTAGGCCGTTCAATCGGCAAGATGAGCAAGGAGTTGAACTCCGGTACGAATCCGTTCCAGGCCACCGCCAACAAGCTCGGCTCCGGCGCGGGAATCGGAGGTCTCCTTGCAGGTCCGATGGGTGCCTTGCTTGGATCGTTCTTCGATGCCTTCGGTTCGATGATCAGTTCGCTGATGTCGAAATTGAAGGAGTTGATGGATTATGCCAATCAGCTCCGACGCATCGCAATCTCGACCGGATTGAGCATGAGCCAGGTGAAAAGCATGGAGGCTCTTTCACAGAGTTTCGGGGTAAGCCTGAACACGATGGCCAACGGAATGGTCGAGTTCAACAAGCGCATGGGCGAGGCGCGAATCAAGGGCGGTGAAATCCCCAATCTTCTTGCGAAGATGGGCGTCGGATTGGATGAAGTCGCCAAGGGAACCTTCAACGCCAACCAGGCGATGCTGATGCTGGCCGAGGCTTATGCCGCCGGAACGGATGAGGCCACGCTCCTCTATTACGGCACAAAACTTTTCGGCGACAGTTTCAAGGAGATGCTGCCGATTATCAAGGCAGGCTCGAAGGCCATCAAGGAGGCTTCTGATGATTATATCAAGGCCGATGAGGAGGCGATGGGTGCATTGGCTCGTCTCGGCGTCGATTGGGATAATTATGTACGCAGTTTCAAGAATGGAATCCTAGACCTTGTCGGTGCGTTTTTCTGGATGATCGAAAGAATCCATTTCAAACTCAACAATGTCTTCTCTCCGGGTTTTTGGAATCCTTTTGAAAGTGTCGAAGGAAAGACAAAGCGTTGGTATGAGAACGCTCCGAAATACATGACGGATAATGAAATCCGTTCGATGGTTAAGCAAGAGTTCACCGATCCGGAGGAACAGAAGCGAGCCATGAAGGAGCTGGATAAACTTTTCTCCGGAGGAAGGGGTAAGATTCTTTCTCCCTTCGGACTCTCGGAAGCCGGCGCGGCATCCCAGATGCAGCAGATGGGCGGCGGCGACATCTTCGGAGCCGTGGCCTTCAGCCCCCTTGAACGGATCGCAAATGCGACCGAAGAGACAGCCAAGAATACCCGACCCGGTATCGTTCCCGAAGAACGCAAACCTGACACCGTTTTACGATAATGACTTCTGCCTCCACTACTGTTGAGAAATTCGGTGATAATCTACAAAATCCCATCCCCCAGTCCGGGTGGCAGGTCGAGGCTGATGGCTTCGGTCTGTTGCAGGCACAGGTGAAGTTCAAGTGGGATATCAGCAAGCGCGGGGACTTCACTACTAAATTCAAAAAGGGAGACAAACTTTCGACCTTTATCGACGGGGTCGAAAATGCCTACAAGGACATGACGCTCTGGAAGGCGAACATGACCACGGATAAGACGAATGTCCTGACTATCACGGCTGATTTCGCCGGCATTGATCCTGGCGTAAACGGAGGTCTCAAGACCAATACGCAGGTAGTAATGACAGGTTCCACCTCCGCCGAACCCATCGAGCATCATCCTAACTTCCTCAAGCTGAACTGCCCTACAGGAGCTCCTGCTTTGAGTGCTATTCTTGCAGGATTCCCTCCGACGAGCGGATGGGATCCAGACACAGCCACGAATCCGAACCGCGCACTTTGGACGCCCAAGGTGGCCAACAACGGTGCCACGCAAGGTCAGCAGTTCGTTGGATTCCTTCCGAATCAAAGCTCGACAGAACCTCTCAACATCAAGGCCGGCATCAAGAATTATTACAAGCCAACCAATACACTTCGCTGCTTGTTCTATGTGAACAATGAAACGAATGCGGTTACTTATGCATCATATGTCGGCTGGTACACGAATGGGGCTTTGATTGAACTACCCGCAGCATATCGTGGATTAGCCACGGGGGATTATGGAGGTTGTTTCATCTGGTCTACCGAATGGGCAAGCAAGATCAACAAAGGATTCCTCATCACCAACTGCTCCGTCGAACAATTCGGAGGTATCTGGAAGATTACGGCAGACCTGATGCTTTCAGGCATCTCCGGTTGGGATAAGGACATCTATCCTCACATCGAAGGATACTGATGAAATCCATATCCGGATTCAATTCTAGTTCGGTCAACGGATCATTCTCCCCAGGCGAACCTATCTTTGCGTCGTCATTGAACAAATTGGCCACGGGGATTGAACTGACCCGTACCATGATGTCGAATGATGTCCAATATCAGTCCAACACGGGCGGTACTGCGTACTCGCTTGGCCAGCAGTTGTATACCGGCGGAAGCGGTAAGCTCGTACCGTGGACAACCATCGTATCTCCGGAAGTCGTCGATGGCGTAACGAAGTACTATGTGAAGGTCGTGCGCGGCGTCTGCAATTACACGCAAAGCAAGTTCCCATTCAGTCCCAAGACCACGGGCGTCGCTAGCATCGACCCTGACGAGGAAGGCTGCCCGGTCTAT